AATCTTTACCTACAACAAAGGGAAAGCTAATTGAGTTAAGAGCAGCTATTGCTATTAGACCACAAATCAAAGCTATACTTGAAAGAGAATATTTAGCTTGGTCTGATACAGTTGTTAGACAAGGATTTAACAAACAAGCTAAAAGAGTTGAACGAGCATTTAAAACAATAGGCAGAATCCCTAAAGAATTTCAAGAACTAACAAAAGGCGATTTAGCTTTAATACAAAATTTAAAACAACAATACTTTACTCAATTTAAAGACATCTCTAATACTTTTACTCGAACATTAGCAGATAAGGTTTATCAAAATACATTATTAGGCTCTGAATTTACTGTATTAGAAAAAGAATTAAGACAAACAATCAATGGTATTTATGCAAGTTCAAAAGACCCTGAAATAAATAGATTAGTAAAATTTGTTAAAAAGAATAAAAACAAAAAGTCTATGCAACGTAAAGTAGAGAAGTCAGTTGCCACATTACAGACAAAGTTTGGTAGAGATCGTGCCGGTAATAATATGAAACGATATGCTGGACAACTATTAAACGACTCATTAAGAGATTTTGATGCAACCTTGAATTTTAATAAAGCTAATGATGCTGGACTTACTTTTGTTAAATACTATGGAGATGTAATTCCAACAACTAGACAAATATGTAGAAGTCTAGTAAATAGATCAATAGGTAAAACAAGTGGACTTTTTACAATTGATGAAGTCAAAAGATTATGGACAAGTCGAAGTTGGTCTGGCAAGAAAGCTGGTAATCCTTTAGTTGTTCGTGGTGGTTATAATTGTCGTCATCAATGGTCTTATGTCAATCCAGATTGGTATGACAAACAAGGCGAACTAATAACTTAACAATAGGAGAAAGTATGTCAGAAGAACAAACAAAAGCAGTAACACCAGAAGTAACAACATCAACAGAAGCACCCAAAGTAGAAGTCGAAAAAGCAAAAGAAATGACTTTTAGTCAAGCACAACTTGATAATATTATTAAATCAAGATTAGATGCTGAAAAATCTAAACATCAAAGACATCTTGATGAAGTTAAAAAACAAGATGACGAAGCTTTAAAAGAAAAAGAAATTAAAGAAGCTAAATCTAAATCTGAACTTGAAAAGCTTATGCAACAAAGAATACTAGAAAAAGATACAGAAATTAATAAGTTCAAAAGTGAAATTAAAAAAGAACGTATTGATAATTCTGTATTATCTGTTGCATCTCAACACAAAGCTGTTAGTCCAGCACAAGTCGTTTCTTTACTTAAAGATGAGATTAAATTAAATGACCAAAATCGTGTTGAAATACTTGATAAAAATAATAATATTCGATATAACGAAAAAGGAAACCTTTTAACAATTGAAGAAAGAGTTAAAGAGTTTTTAGATACGAACCCACATTTCCGTCAAGGGTCTTTGTCTGGTACAGGAAGCCAGAGTGCTATCGAGGGTAAAACTGTAAAACCTTTCAATATTCAGGACTTAAACATGAGTAATGCTGATGATCGTAAAAAATATGCAGAGTATCGCAAAGAACGAGATTCAAAACCTACTCAAATTAACTTAAACAATAAATAATAAGGACAAACAACAATGGCAAACGAAACAACAAGTTCCACGCTATCGGAACTATACACAGAGATAGTGGCAGAAGCATTATTCGTAGCAAGTGAAAGATCAATTATGAGACCACTTGTAAAAAATTATGCTATAACAGGTGGTGGAAAATCAGTTGAAGTTCCAGTATATGGAAAAGTAAGTGCTGCAGCAGTAGCAGACGCAACAGATTTATCTAACACAGCAATCAATCCAACTTCAGTTACAATAACTGCATCTGAAAATGGTCTAATGACAACATTAACGGATTTAGGCAGAAATGCTTCTCCGAGAAATGTTGCAGCAGATATTGGTAAATTATTTGGTGAAGCGATTGCAAGAAAAATAGACACAGACTTAACTGCATTATTTGGTGGTTTTTCAAATACTGTTGGGTCAGCAACAACTGTTATGTCAGCAGCATTGATTTTCAATGCAGTTGCTAAATTAAGAGCAACAGGTGTTCCAAGTGATAGTCTTGCTTGTATATTACACCCAAATATAGCTTATGATTTGAAATCAGGTTTATCAAACACATTCGCTAACCCTGCAAACGGTGTTGGTAATGAAGCTTTGAGAACTGGTTTTGCTGGTCAAATAGCTGGTGTTAGTATCTATGAAACATCAAATATGGCAGACTCATCAGGTAATAATCCGGGAACAACTGGAGATTACAAAGGTGCAGTATTCCATTCTGATTCTTTAGGTCTAGCTATGATGCAAGATTTACGCATTGAAACGCAACGTGACGCAAGTTTAAGAGCAGATGAAATTGTTGCAACAGCAGTTTATGGAGTCGGAGAATTACAAGACTCTTATGGTTGTGAAGTTGAAGCAGACTCATCAATACAAGACGCATAATCGTAATTTTACAGGGGCGAGAAATCGCCCTTGTATCAACTAGGAGAAAATTATGGAAGAAATGATACAATTAACAAATGGAAAAAAAACCATTACTAGATCAAAAATACAATACGAAGCTAATATAAAACATTTTGAAATGAGAGGTTTTAAATTAGTTTCTGATAAGGTAAAAGAAGTAAAAGCAGTAAAGAAAGTTAATGACAAAATAATTGCTAAAGCAAAAAATGTTGTTAAATTAAAACCAAAGAAAAAAGGAAAGAAAAAATGAATATAATCTTTTTAAAGCAAATAGCACAAAGTATTTGGAATAATATGAAAGATAAACCTAAAGTTTCAATAGGTGTAGCAGTAGTAATAATCATTTTAATTTGGATATAAACAATGACAAATTTTACAGGTGCAAATGTCATTACCACATCAGATGTTACAAAATATCAACCTGATGCTTTTGATTTTGGTATCTCAACAACTGCAACTGAAACTACTAACTTTTTAGCACAAACAACAAACGACATATTACGAAATTTAAGAATTAAATGGTGGCCAGTTTATAAAACTAATGTCTTTACTGATATTACTGTTTTAGGTTCAGTTGAAATGGATAATACTAAAGTTAATCTTGACCAATTTGAACGTGCTGGAGTTTATTTATTTTTATCAAGATTTTATCTACCAGCTTTAACTAAATTTAGACCAGAAGCTGATAAAGACAGATTTGAAAGAATGATTGAATTTTATTCATCAGCTTATGTAAAAGAATTTCAATCTATTTTAGAAGATGGTGTTGAATACGATAGCGATGATGGTGGTTCTATATCTACAAGTGAGAGAGAATCTTTACACGGATATAAACGTCTGAATAGATAATGGCAGTTAATCTATCTATTAAAACGAATCAAAAAAAAGTTTCAAAAAATATTAAAAGATACCAAAGCTTTCTTCCTAGAGTTTTTGCTAAAGGATTAAATCAAGCTGGTTTTCAATTATTAGAAATTATAAGAGAACTTACTAAAAAAGGTGTTGATTTTAGACGTATGCCTTTTGCACCTTATTCAGAGGGTTATATTAAACGATTATCAAGAGAGGGTAAAAAAACAGCAGTAGATTTATTTTATTCAGGTCGTATGTTAGGCAGTTTAACTCCATCATCAAGTGTTAAGAAAACTGGTAAAAATAAAGTTAGTGTTGCTTTTGGTAATTCACAAATGATGCAAAGAGCATTATTTAATCAAGTATTAAACGAACCTAAAAGAAAGTTTTTTGGCTTTGATAATCGTACAGAAAAGATTATAAATAAAGGGTTTGAAAGATTTGTAGCAAAAGAATTAAGAAGAATTAAAATATGAGTGTAAGAGAAGATATAGCAGCAAATATACATAGTGTTATTAATAGTATTAGTAGCCCTGATATTAGATTATGCACAAGACAACCTTTTGAATTAGAAGAATTATCACAAGCACAATATCCAGCAGTTATTGTTCAAACATCAGAAGAAAATAGGGAAGATCAAGAATTAGGAAGTGGTGCTAAAACTAGAACTGGTACTATTGATTTTGTAGTATTAGGTTTTGTTAAAGGTGCTAATACCAATATAGATACATTAAGAAATGCTTTAATAACAGCTATTGAAACTGCTTTAGAAACTGATATTACTAGAGATTCCAACGCACTTGATACAGAAGTTATCCAAGTCGAAACTGACGAGGGTACTTTATTTCCAGTAGGCGGTATTAGAATGGTTGTAAGATGTATGTATCAATATCAATCAGGAACACCATAAGGAGAATAATGAGTAAAGTAGAAAAAATATTAGATAAAATACTTAAAAAGGTTAATCAAGTTGAAAAGCTACACGACAAAGAATCAATGCTTTGCGAAGAAGTTAAAGATTTAGTCGAAGAAGTAAGAGAACAACAAAGTGAATCTATTGAAGATGATATTGATGACTCTGATCTTGATGATGAAGATTTAGATGATGAAGATATTGACGAGGAAGAAGAAAAGTAATAAAAGAACATTATGGCTAAAGATATTAAATTATATAAAGATGGGCAAGAAGTTACAATCAACGAAACTCAACTTGAAAATTTTTTAAGTCTAGGTTATAAAGAAGAACAAGAAAAAAAACAGAACACAAAAAAGGAAAATAAAAAATGGCAACACACTTTGGAAAAGAAGGAGTCGTAACTGCTGGTGGAACTGGTATAGGCGAACTTACTGGTTACACACTTGAAACTACTGCTGATGTTGTAGAAGATACTCAACTATCTGATGCAACTAAATCATTTGTAGCTGGAAGAACAGCATTTTCTGGAAGTTTAGAAATGAGTTATGATGAAACTGATTCTCCACAACAAACATTAACTGCTGGAACTACAATAGCTTTTATATTAGGCCCAGAGGGTAATGGTTCAGGAGATGAAATCTTTACTGGTTCAGGAATTGTTACAGGAATGAATATTAATGTTGGCTTGGATTCAATAACTACAAGAGCAGTTACGTTTCAAGGTACTGGAGCATTAACAAGAGGAACTGTATAATCCTAATTTATGTCAGTAATTGACAGGGCTAAAAATCATTTTGAGAATTTAGGTGTTCAATCTATTGAAGTACCTGAATGGAAAGATAATGATGATAAACCTACAATTATTTATTGGAATCCAATAACTTTAGCAGAAAAAAATAAATTATTAAAAGTATCAGGCAATCTTAATGATGTAAGTTTGTTAGCTGATATTTTAATAATGAAAGCTTTAGATAAAGATGGTAAAAAATTATTTACCCTTGAAGATAAAATATCTTTAATGCACAAAACCGATCCTGATGTCCTAACAAGCATAGCCAATAAAATGGTTGCTGCTATCTCGCCTGACGAGGTAAAAAAAAACTCATAAACACACCTGAATTAAAAAATTTACTTATTGTCGCTGATAGGTTAAAAATAACATTATCCCAACTTTTCAAAATGGAAGTTTGGGAGTATAATACTTGGTTAGGATTTTTGTTAAATGAACAAAAAGAACACGAATCCGAAGTAAGGAAAGCAAAACATAGGTAATGGCACAAAATTTAAAAATAAATATACTTGCAAAGGATAAGACTAAAGCTGCTTTTAATGGAGTAAAAGGAAGATTAGCTGGTCTTAAAAATGCAGTATTTTCTTTAAAGGGTGCTTTTATAGGTTTAGGTGCTGGTCTTGTTATTAAATCATTTGTATCAACAGGAAGAAGCATTGAGGACTTAAATGTTCGATTAAAACAATTATTTGGTAGTACACAAGAGGGTGCAAAAGCTTTTGATGTAATGGCTAAATTTGCTGCTAGAGTTCCTTTTTCACTAGAGCAGATTCAAGCAGCATCAGGTAATCTAGCAGTTGTCGCTGGAGATGCTGATAGACTTTCAAAAATATTAGAAATCACAGGTAATGTTGCAGCAGTTACAGGAATAGATTTTAATGTAGCAGCCGAACAAATCCAAAGGTCTTTTGCTGGTGGTATAGCAGCAGCCGACATCTTTAGAGAAAAAGGTGTTAGAGATATGTTAGGTTTTAAAGCTGGTGCAACTATATCAGCTGAAGAAACAGTTAGAGCATTTGAAAAAGTATTTGGTAAAGGTGGAAGATTTGGTGGAGCAACAAAAGAATTATCTCACACATTTACTGGTACGTTATCAATGTTGGGCGATAAACTTTTTAACTTTAAAAAGAATGTAGCTGGAGCAAAGTTTTTTGATGAACTTAAAAAATCATTTAAAGATTTAAACGTATTTATAGAAGAAAACTCTGAAGATTTTGAAGCAATTGCCAATGCTATTGGTAAAGTATTAACACTTGCTGTTAAAGGTTTTGCAGCAGCAGTAAGAGGTGTAGGAAAAGCAGTAGGATTTTTAAGACGACAATATAATAATTTATTAAAACTATTTGGCAAAGAAATTGAAGTTGTTGACCAAATGAAAAAAGTTGAAGAATCAACAAAAGAAATTAATATTCAACTTACTAAAACAAAAACAATATTAGAAGAAGTAACAGAGGGAGTTAAAAAAATAAATAAAGGGTTTAGTATTTCAAAAGAAGTTACAGGAATAATTAAAAGTAGTGTTGCAAGTTTTTCAAAATCTATTGCTGAAACTATTGTGCTTGGAAAAGAATTAAATGCAACAATGAAACAATTAGCACAACAAATTTTAATATCTATTATTGCAAAGACTATTGAAAGAATTGCATTAAAACAAATTGAAAAAGCTTTAGACAAAGCTTCTGAAATATTTGAAAAAAGAAAATTAGATTTAATTCATAAACAAAACTCTGCTTTAAGACAACAAATGATGTTAAGTAGAGGTGGTGGTAGTATAGGTGGTTCTTTATTAAATTTTGGATTATCTGCAATATTTGGTATGGCTAGTGGTGGTGCTGTATCAAAAGGCAAACCAGTTGTTGTAGGAGAACGTGGGCCAGAATTATTTGTACCTAATCAAACAGGACAAATACAACAAAATGCTAGAGGTACTGGTGGTGGAAGTACCAATGTTAATTTTAACATCACAACTTTAGATGCTAGAGGATTCGATCAAATGTTAGTACAAAATCGTGGAACAATAACACAAATTATTAATCAAGCTGTCAACGAAAGAGGAGTTAAAAACTTAATCTAATGAGTGGTGCATTTCCTATATCATCTGCAAAATTTGGAACTTTAGGAATAAAGTCAAATCAAACGACTATTATATCTAAAAGTGATAGTGGTAAAAAACTTGCAAGACAAATAGACAATCAACGATGGGGTTTTTCAGTTCAAATTATAACTGCAAAACGAAGTGATGTTTATGGTGACTTGATGGCTTTTATTGTTAAACAAAGAGGTGGTAAAGAAAACTTTACTATTATCCCACCAGAAATAGAAGATGCTAGAGGAAATGAAGCTGGAACTGTATTAGTTAATGGTGTTCACGCAGTTGGAGATACAACGATTGCTATGGATGCTTTTGGTGCAGATGGTGCTGGAAGATTTAAAGCTGGAGATTTTTTAAAGTTTGCATCACATACTAAAGTTTATATGGTTGTGTCTGATGTTACTTCTTCTTCTAATGCAGCAACAGTTACAATCGAACCACCTTTAATTACTGCTTTAGCAGATGATTCAGTAGTTCTTTATGACAATGTTCCTTTTACAGTTCATTTAACAAATGATATGCAAGAATTTGGAGTGAATGGTGCTGATAAAGATGGAAACCTTTATTACGAGTACCAATTCGATGTTGAAGAAGCTTTATAATGAAATATATAATCAGGCATTATCTCAATGTAGATGCCACAGCAGAAGTCATTGTAGATGAAAGCGAAATAGATATTAACTTAAATGATTTAAAAGAACATAAAAAGCCAAATAGTAAATGTAAATTTAATGTGATAAAAGGAAATGAAAAACTAATTAGAACAACTTACGAGAAATATGACGAGAAGCTTAACATCATCAATAAAGACGGAACTAGCGACAAATGATATACGACCAGTTCATCTTATCACTATCGGCTTTGCTACTCCTGTTCATCTTACAGATTGCTCCTACCCTTTAACTTCATCTATATCAGGGGGGTCAGTTACTTATTTAGCTTCTAGCTTTATAATGGCTATTTCTTCTTTTACAGAAGAAACCGATATTGCCAAACAATCCCTAGACTTAACTTTATCTGGTGCAGATCAAACTTTTATCTCAACGTGCTTAAATGAAAATGTAGTC